CGACCAGCTCGAACTCATCGTGCTGGAGAAGCGCCTGCGCCTCGAAGGCCAAGGAGACGGCGTGTTCGGCACGATCCTGAACGTGGGCCTGAACGCGCTCGTCAACGGCGCGATCGGCGCGCTGGCCAGTCGGAGGCTGTAGTTATGAAGCTAATCCATCGCTGTACTGGCCCGTCGAGAAACACCCCATACCCGTGCGGGATCTGGATCAACCTCATCTTCGGGTGGCTGCGCGTCTGGCCTCTTCGACGAGGGTGCATGGGTTGGTGGGCCTCAGCCAAGATTCGCAAGGGTCGAAGAGGTGATACCAGACTTCTCAGGAGTGACGCTGAGCTTCTCCTGAATCTCAAGAATCAGTAGTCCTATGGAACGCCCGCAGTTCTCTGGAGACCCGCGCAACGCGGAAGACCTGCTCGCCCACGAGCGGGCTCTCCGTGCTTGGGAAGAGGCGGTTGCCGATGCAGAGTACTACGACGAGCTGTACAAGGCCGAGCCTGCCCCCACCGACCTCGCCGAATCCATCGGCAGGTTCCTCGAAGACCCTGAGTTCCGTGAGCGGTTCCGGGGTCCCGAGGGCCTGCCGGGCATGAACGGGGCGCCCGGGTCGGCCGGAGCTGCGGGAGAGACGGGACCGCAAGGACCGCAGGGCGACCAGGGAGAGACGGGACCGCAAGGACCGCAGGGCGACCAGGGAGAGACGGGACCGCAAGGACCGCAGGGCGACCAGGGAGAGACGGGACCGCAAGGACCGCAGGGCGACCAGGGAGAGACGGGACCGCAAGGACCGCAGGGCGACCAGGGGCCGCCGGGCGCAGACGGCGCAGACGGCAACGACTGGCGCGTGGGCAGCGGCGCCCCCAGCATCGTCGCGGGCGATGAGGAGGGTGACCTCTACCTCGACACCGCGAACGGCGACGTGTACCAAGTCCAGTCGAGTGCGTGGGTCCTGGTCGCGAACATCACCGGACCTGCTGGCGCGGACGGCGCTGACGGAGCCGACGGGGCGGACGGCGTGGACATCTCGGCATCGTACGCCTCCTCTTTCGGCCCTGCCGCAGCAGACCAGACAATCTCCGCCAGTGGGGATGGCTCTGTGCTGGACTTGGACACGAGCGCACAGGCAGAGCCAGGCGCATCGTGGAACTTGACTGGCGCAGGTAGGTGGGACTGGGAGGGAGGTGAGGATGCGACCTTCCTTGTCATCGTCAAAGGTATCTACCAGATGTCAGGCAATACAGGCATCCTCACGCAAAGCCTACAGAAGGGTGCATCAGGCTCAGTATCAGGCTCTATCTCTTCGCGTGATTTTGCTGACGGGGAGATAGCCACCCTGGTCTCACATTGCATTGTGGACCTGTCGGACGGAAACGCACTCAAAGCTAGGTGTGTCGCAACCTATGGAGCTGGCGCGACCGCTGTTCTACTGCGAGGCCAGGGTACCATTACTATCGTGAGGATCAAGTAGATCCGGAGGCAATCAACATGAAACGTTACCGCAGACTTCTCCTCGCGCTCGCCGCCGTGGCCAGCATCTACCTCGTCAAGGCCACCGGCCTCGACCAGGGGCTCATCGACGAAGTGCTTGGTGCGGCAGTCGAAGCCTTCGTCGATGGGCCGACCGAGCCCGTCCAGGAGGGTGAGTAGATGGTAGGTCAGCCGAGCATGACGATGGAGATGTCAGCCGCGTTGGACCACGGCGTTGACGTGGTAGGCAGGAGGATCTTCCTGCACGGAGACGTGGTTAGTGGCAACACCTCCTTGGCCATCAGGGGAATGTACTTGATGGCGGACTCCTCGCCGGACCCCATCACCTTGTTCGTGGCTAGTTACGGCGGCAGCATCGACGAAGCATTCGCGCTGCATGACGTGACTCGGACGGTGCCGGTGCCTGTTCACACCGTCGCGCTCGGCATGTGCATGTCGGCAGCGCCCTTCCTTGTGGCCTGCGGCCAGAAAGGGCACAGGTACGCTAGTGAGAACTGTGAGTTCATGCTACACACAGGTTCCCTCGAAATGGAGGGCTCACCGTCTAACGTGGCAGGAGTCGCAGAGGCCGTGCGTCGTCGCGGCGAGCGCATGGACAGACTGTTCGCGAAGTACACTTCAAAGCCGTACCGTCATTGGGCGAAGTTTTCGCGAGCATGCAACGACTATTTCTTCACAGCCGAGACGGCCCTGGAGTGGGGCCTGATCGACTGCATCTGGTCCGAAAAGGATTGAAAACTATGAAAACTCTACTCACAGCACCTCTGCTCGCGCTCGCCGCGTGCGTCTCCCCCGGCCCCGGGCTCGTGCCCATCGAGGCGGACGGCCCGGTCGTTCGCACCGTAGAGCGCGTGTTGCAACGTGTCGAGAACTACGTCACGAGCGAGGACTGCCCGCTGGAGGTGCCTGCGGAAGTCCTGGGTCAGATCGAGGCCGCCTCGGAGGCAGCTCGCACGATGCTGGCGATGCCCGCTGCGTCCGGCGACATGTTGCTCGTGACCATGGGCAATCTGATGAAACTGCACGACCAACTCGTGCTGGCCGATCTGATGCGAGGCGGACTCGAACAGCTCGAAGCCGACGTGTATCTGGAGGACACGAAGCGCCTGCGCTCCCTGTTCGACGCGGTTTCCATTCACCAATAGAGCCATGCAGCAGCTCCCCGAAGATTATCTGCCTGAGTGGGGCAAGCTCGTAGTCGCCACAGTGCTTGGCGCTGGGGGACTCCACTGGTTCCGCGCGTGGTTGGAGAACCGAAGACTCGCGAAGAGGGACTTCCGGGAGCTGCTGCTGGACAGAATCCGTGAACTGGAGAAAACTGTTGCGCACATGCAGGTGCGCATGGGCAACCTTCGCGTCGAGATGGCGCACATCGAAGCCGAGAACGCGCAGTTGCGGCGTAAACTGGGACTCTCCGTTCGCGGCCATGAGGCACAAGATGCTGACCAACAGCTTGATCGAGGAGATGATGGTGGGGAGCCTACGCAGCCCTGAGGACTTGAGCGAGCGGTTGGGACTACGGCCCTCCCTCTACCAGCTCGAACTCATGCAGCGCTTCCACGAGGGCGAAGACCCGTTTGAAGTGGTCGAAGAACCCGCTCGAAGAACCACCGAAGCCATTGCGCTGTGCGCGCTCTGGCGCCTTCTGCGTGTCGAGGGTTCGCAAGTGCTTGTGGTCTCGTCTTCGCGTGACTTGGAGAGCCGCTTCATGGGCTTCCTGCACACCGTGACGACGACGATCGACCCCGCACTGACCTCCGTGTGCCGCTGGACCAGTAACAAGGTGCTCAGGATCGGCGACGTGGCGGGACACGAACTGCGTTTCATGTCCAACCGACCAGGGTGGGCTCAAGGAATCCACGATCCGAGCCTCCTGACCGTCGTTCTTGGCGCTCGCAGCTCAGAGCCACGCTTCTGCGAGACGATGGAAGCCCTCAAGACCGTCCAGATCGGCCCCGACACGCGCCAGATCATCATGTGGTAGGCTGGTGGGACGTTTCGCACGACAGTTGGAGCCCCTGTACGAGCGTTGGCGCGGCGACATCCGCGTCTTCGCGAGTGAGGCAATGAACTTCGAGTACACTTGGCAACAAGAGGAGTTGCTGGACATCGTTCAGCTCGAATCTTGGTTGCCGGTGGAGAAGCGCCTCAAGCGCATCGCCGTGCGAAGCGGTCAAGGCCCCGGCAAGACCTCGATCTCAGTCATCGTGGCGCTCTGGCGCAGCCTGCGGTATCCCGACGCGCTGTGCATCGTCACCTCGCCGTCGATGCGCCAATGCAAGCAGTGGATCGACGAGTGCGCGCGCCTGCTCAAGGACGCGCACCCGGTAATGCAGAAGATGGTCAAGACCTACGGCACGAAGGTTGAGATCAACGGCTCGAAGATGTGGGGCATTCGCACCGCGACCGCGACGCGCCCTGAGAACCTCCAGGGGATTCACGAGAAGCGCCTGACCTTCATCGCGGACGAAGCCTCGGGCGTGGCGCCCGGAATCGTCGAGACGATCAAAGGCACACTCTCCAACCCTGACGCACTCTTCCTAGCGATCGGGAACCCGAACACCTCGTCGTGCGCGTTCTACGAGTTCTTCACCTCTCAGGCGGACCAGTGGCACCGCCTGGTCTTCAACGCCGAGGACACCGCGCGCGACTACCCGCACATCGTCTCCCCGAGCCGCAACAAGCAACTCGAATGGGAGTACGGGCGCGACAGCGACGTGTACCGCATCCGCGTGCTCGGAGAGTTCCCGCACGAGGACCCGAACAACGTCATGGGCCTGCGCGACCTGACCATCTGCACCAAGACGAACCTGCTGGGCTGCGCGAGCATCACCGACATGATGCGCGTGAACAAGGCCATCGGGATCGACTACGCGCGCTTCGGTGGCGACGAAAGCGTAGTCGTCCGGCGCGCAGGGCTCGCCATTGTGGACTTCAAGGTCTTCGTCAAGACCGAGCCGATCAGCGTCACCGACTACGCCTTCGCTCTCCAGCGCGACTCGAACTGGAGCGACAAGGACTGCTGGTACATCCCCGACGCGGGAGGCATGGGCCAAGGCGTCATGCACTCGTTCCACGAGGGCGGGAAGAACGTGCTGGAATTCCACACGCAGGCGCGCCCCTACGACCCGTCGATGTTCGCGGACCTGTACAGCGAGGCATGGTGGATGCTGCGCAACCTCGTTCGCGAGCACATCGTCCGCATCCCCAACGACCCGCGCTTGCTCAAGCAGCTCTCGACGCGGCAGTATTACACCGATCGCAAGGGCAAGTTGAAGGTCGAGACCAAGGACGAGTGGAGGAAGCGCATGGAGGTTAGCGAGTCGCCTGACCGCGCCGACGCGATCATCTACGCCTTCTACCCCCACCTGGGCGATGGCGGCAAGGTCGTCACCAGCACTCACCATGGACACACTGTTGGCACGAAAGCCCATCGCAAGAGGTAAAGATGAAGTGCGCTGTACCTACCTGTGATGGGATTCTTCGAGTCTCACACACTTTCACCATCGAGTCGGAGAAGTTCCAGCGAGCGGTCTGCTCGACGTGCGGAACCGTCCACGCACTCGAAACCCAAGCCTCCGTCGTCACCGCGCGCGGCGATGGAGCTAAGGCCCGTGCCTCGCGCGCCCGAGACCTGACATGCGAAGACTCCCCCTCCTCACCTGCGGCGCATTGATCCTTGGATCGTGCGCCTCCGCACCCGACCTTCCGCCCCAGGAGGTCATGCTCGGCTCCCGCCACGCCGCGAAGGTTGAGAGCCCTTTCAGCTCCGGCACGGGCTTTCCGATCTCTGGCACAGTGTGGCTTACCGCCGCTCACGTCATCGGCAGATTCGACCCTGGGCAGATCACGGTGGACGGCCTGGTTGTGCTGGAGATCATCGAGCTGGGAGAGGATCTGGATGCCGTCCTGCTCGTCACCGAGCCCCACGGGCACAAGCCCTGGCCCCTGGCCGACCGAGCCCCTCGCCCAGGTGAGACAGTGTTCAAGAGCGGCTACGGCGCGGGTGACCACTGGTGGACCGCAGGGCTCGGCACTGAGGACCCCGATCGGGTCGCCATGGACATCTTCCCGGGTGACTCCGGAGGCCCGGTCTTCTCGACCGAGGGTGAGGTGCTGGGCATCATCGTCACCGTTGGGGTTCACAGGGGGACCATCATCATGCACCACGCCGGGATCGTCCCGATGACCTTGATCTTGGAGGCCCTGCCCGAGGGGTTGCTGGACGCCGAGGAGGGTCCGGCCCCTCCGCCCCCCGCCCCGGTGCCCGTCGAGGAGACGCCCTGGGAGCGCTTCCTGAGACTCAAGAAGGAACAGGGCCTCTGACCGTCCTGAGAGGCCCAGAATCGACGCGGCCCGGCGCAGGTCTCATCACCTGCGCCGGGCCGCTTGCGTTGGAGAGGCGGCAGGAGGGGCGGCGCTCCCGGCCTCGGTGCGCCGGCCCCTTCGGAACAGTCCCAGGACGAGCCCCTGGACGCTGCCGCGCCCATCTCTCGGATTGTAAGCCCCGGCCTGGGTCAGCGAGGCGAGCTTTGTCCGCAGCTCGGCGGGTCAGCGTAGAAGGGCCACCTCCGAGGCACTTGACCGTTCTACACGCTGACGGTAGTAAACCTACCCATATCGAGCCTCGATGTCAAGCGAAATCCAGGAAAAGGTGGGTCCGACGACTGGGGAGGCAATCCAGCCGCCGGACCCGGGCAGATGACCCACGAGGGGCCACGTCTACGACAGCAGGCCGTGGTTGACCAGGGCCGTGCGGATCGCGTTGACCTTCGCCACGAGGTCGGCGAAGTTGTTGTTGATGTTCGTGTCGTCGCCCGAGCCCGAGATCGCCACAAGCGTGTCGTTCGCCGAACCCCCGGTCGAGTCGGTGAGCGCGGTGACGGCTTCGGCATCCAGCAGCGCCACGCGCTGCCATGACGTGCCGTTCGAGCCGTAGATGGACCAGCCCAAGGTAGAGTGATCGACCATCACCAGGCAGCGGTCGAAGCTCGCCGCCGGGAAGGTGGACTGGAGATCGGACTCGTCGCCCGTGTGCTCGTGGATCGGAAGCGGCCCGTTGAACAGGGCCTCGTCGTTGTCGTCGATCTTCTGGTGCCAGTTCTGGATGCCAGAGTCGATGTCGTTCTTTGCGGGCCTAGCCATGTCAAGCCTCCTAGCTGACGCGGTTGATGGTGAGCGACTGGCTCACCGGAGAAGAGTAACCGTTCGCGACATGCGTGACGCGAACTTTGAAGGCGCTCGGTTCGCCGCCGAAGTCGGCTACGAGGTCAGCGTTGTCGTAGGTGTATTCGGCGATCTCGCCGTCTACGGAGTACGTCCCCATCACCGCATCCCCGGTGGTGAGGAAGTCGATCTGGATGGCGCCAGGCACCACGGGCGCGCCCGTGACTTGACCTGCGTTCTGGCCGCCGCACCCGGTTTGCTTCGTGCCGGTCGAGATCGCCCAGCCGATGGTGATATCGTCGCCGGTTTGGAAGGCAGGTGAGTTGCGGTACGGCGCGCGAA